GGCGCCGCGGCGGGAGATCCGAATCGAGCGAGACGCCGATTTCACGGAGGGCGAATAGCGTAATACGTATGGCAACTACCCGAAATGAAACGAACGCCTCTGCTGAGAACACCGGCAAAGCACCAAAGCCCAAGCGCCGGTACAAGAAGAGCGACAAGCCACGGGGGAGGCCATGGCCGCCGGGCGTGAGCGGCAACCCTGGCGGCCGCCCGAAGAGCGTCAAGGAGGTCCAGGAGCTGGCCTCGACGTACACCGTTGAATCGATCGAGGCCCTGGTGACAACGATGCGCCGGTGTCAGGGCATGGTCACAGAGGAAGGCATCTCGGTCGCTGCTGACTGGAAGGAGGTCCGCCAAGCGGCCGTGGCCATCCTGAACCGCGCCTGCGGAATGCCGAGCCAGCCGATCTCCGGCGTTCCGGGCTCTCCACTTGCCATTACGGCCGGCGAGGGACTGGTCGCTCTTCTGAAGGCACTCGCCGGCGAGTCGGAAGAATAGGCCGTGGCGAAATCCCTTCTGGCTAGAGCCATCGCGAGCGCCGGCGGCGCGGTCGCCTTCCGAGATCGCGTGGGGCCGAAGCACGCAGCCGCACTGGTTCGCCGCGCGAAGCTCCTCGGCCCTCCGGATGCCGATGACGAATACGTGTCCTGGCGCGCCGTCGGGCGACCCGAGCAGTTAGTCCCGCCCGGCGTCGCCTGGCTCGTCTGGCTCATCCTTGCGGGCCGCGGGTTCGGGAAGACGCGGACGGGCGCAGAGACGGTTCTGGAGTGGGTCAAGGCCGGGTTGTGCCGGCGCCTTGCGCTGGTGGCTCCGACCGCCGGCGATGCCCGTGACGTCATGGTCGAGGGCGAGAGCGGCATCAAGGCCGTGTCCCAGGCTGACGGGTTCCCGGCGTTCTACGAGCCGTCCAAGCGTCGGATCACCTGGCCGAACGGCGCCATCGCCACGCTATATTCGGCCGAGGAGCCGGACCGTCTCCGGGGTCCCCAGCACGACGGCGGATGGTGCGATGAGATCGCGGCCTGGGATGATGCCGTCGCAACCTGGGACATGCTGCAATTCGGGATGCGGCTCGGGGATCGCCCGAGGATGGTGGTCACCACGACGCCGCGCCCGGTGCCGATCATCCGGAAACTCATCGGCGACGCGAACACCGTCGTCACGCGTGGCTCGACGTTTGACAACAGCGAGAACCTGGCGCCCGTGTTCTTGACCACCATCCGCGCCGCATACGAGGGAACTCGACTCGGTCGCCAAGAACTCTACGCCGAGTTGCTTGACGACAATCCCGGCGCGCTGTGGAAGCTGGCCCAGATCGACGCGCTACGGGTGAAGCGAGCGCCGGCAGATTTCCGCCGCGTCGCTGGCGCCATCGACCCCGCCGTCACGAGCCGCGAGGACAGTGACGAGTCGGGGATCATTTTCGGCGGCACTGCCGACTGCAACTGCAAGGGAAAGTCCGAACTCCACGCGTTCATCATCGAAGACGTCTCGGGAATCTACACGCCAGACCAGTGGGCAAAGGTTGTCGCCGCCGGCTACCACCGACATCAGTGCGATCGGATCATCGCCGAGATCAACAACGGCGGCGAGATGGTCGAGGCGACGCTGCGCACGCTCGGCGACCACGACATTTCGTTTCGAGGCATCCACGCCAGCCGTGGCAAGGCGATCCGGGCCGAGCCCGTGGCTGCACTCTACGAGCAAGGGAAAGTCCACCACGTCGGGACGTTCCCGAAGCTCGAGGACCAACTCACGCAGTGGAACCCGCTGACGGACACCTACAGCCCGGATCGGCTAGATGCGCTGGTGTGGCTGCTCACGGAGTTGATGGTGAAGCACTCCGGGTTGTCGATCTTCGACGTGCTGTGACCCTCCCCGATCTTAGTCTCCGCGCCCTCCCTCTGTAGGGTGGGCCCATGGCCAAGCCCCCGTCCAGACCCCAGCGCAGCGAGCAGGCGCTCTCGCGCATGATGGCGAAGGGGAAGCCGATCCGGGACGTCGAGGTGGTCGGGGCCGCGCGCCGGGCCGGCGTGGATCGGCAGTACGACATGCCGATGTCGCGCGTGCTCGACGGGCTCCAAAACCTGGCCGCGGCACTCGGGACGCAGCGGGACAAGCGCAGCCACACGCACTACGCCTTCCCGCTGACGCTGACCCGGCAGGAGCTGGAGAACATGTTCCGGTCGTCCTGGCTGGCGAAGCGCATCGTGCGCACGCCGGCCGACGACATGTTCCGGGCCGGCTGGGAGCTGACCTGGGACGGCTACGACGACGACAAGGACGCCGCCAAGGCAGTCGCCACGGCGGTCAAGAACCTCGGCCTCCGCAACAAGGGGAACGAGGCGACGGCCTGGGGCCGGCTCTACGGCGGCTGCGGGATCGTCATCGACATCAAGGGGCAGGAGGATTGGAGCAAGCCGCTAGATCTGACCAAGGTCGGCAAGGACTCGCTCCGGTCGCTCCACGTCCTCGACCGCTGGCGCCTGGCCGCGACCGGGGAGATCGACTACGACCGCAATAGCCCCAACTACGGTTACCCGAGCTACTACACGATCAGCGACCAGGGCGACCCGCGCGGCCGCGTCCACTGGTCGCGCATCGTCCGGTTCTCGGGAGAGCCGCTGCCGTGGTTCCTGTTCACCCAGAACGCCTACTGGGAGGACAGCGTCCTCCAGCACATCGCCGAGACCATCCGGGACTACGACGCCACGCTAGCCGGAATCGCGTCGATGGTCTACGAGGCGAACGTCGACATTCTCTCGACGCCGCAACTGAACGCCGCGCTTTCAACCGACAAGGGCGAGCAGAAGCTCATCAAGCGATACGGGCTCGCCGCGATGATGAAGTCCTTCAACCACATGCTGATCCTAGACGGTGGCGACGGCACCAAGGACAGCGTCGGGGAGACCTACACCCAGAAGACGACCGCGTTCTCGGGGCTCAAGGATGTGGTCGAGAAGTTCATGATCAACGTCTGCGGCGCCGCCGACATCCCGATGACTCGGCTCTTCGGGCAGAGCCCCGCGGGCCTCACGGCGACTGGCGAGAGCGACATCCGCAACTACTACGATCGGATCAGCGCAGACCAGGAGTCGAAGATCCGGCCCGGCCTCGAGAAGCTGTTCGAGGTCGTCATCCGCTCGACGCTCGGCCACATGCCGAAGAACTTCGAACTGACGTTCAAGCCGCTCTGGCAGATGAGCGACAAGGAGAGAGCGGAAATCGAGTACCTCCAGGCGCAACGAGATCAGATCTACCTGCTCCAGGGCACGATCCCCGAGCACGTCGTCACCGCGCGCCTTGTCGAGTTGAAGACCTACGGAAACTCCCTCACGCAACCGGACGTCGACCTGGTGAAGAAGCTGGCGGCGCAGGCGGCCGCGCTGCCTCCGCCAGGAAAGCCAGGATCGCCGCAACCGGGCGGAGCCAAGGCGCCGAAGGTCGGCGAGCCGCCGGCCGGAAACGCGGAGCCCGCGACCGGAAAGAAGGCCGCCTGATGGACGCGCGCGACAAGCAAGTCACCGACAAGGCACGCGCAGTTGCCGCCGAGCTCGGTCTCGACTACGTGGACATCGACCAGCAGAAGGAGATCACGGGCACCGAGTGGCGAGCGTGGGCCGATCTCCCCCAGACGCGGCGGATCATCGGCTGGCTCGCCGAGGGTTTCGTCGTGGCCAGCGAAGCGGCGGAGGTCAACGGCGTCAAGCGGCGCAACCGTGTCGGGGGCGCGGCAGCGTCGAACGATCTGGCCAAGGAAGAGATCCTCGCGCGCCACGACGCCGAGGTCCATCGGCGCTTGCTCCACGGGATCGCGAAGATGGCCAACCGGCAGGACTGACCCCGGGCGCCATGTACGCGCTCCGCCACTTCATCGCCCAGGTTCACCCGCGCTTCGGCTCGCTGAGGGCTCGCCGCAACCGGCGCCTGAACGCGATCAAGCCGTCGGCGGCGAATCGAATCTGGTACGGCCAGCAGCTCGACCACCACATCGTCACGCGGCTGCGCACCGCCGGCGTCGATGTCGCCGACTCGCTCCGCAACCACTGGCCGCCCCCGCCGGCCGCCGACGCACGCGTTCAGGACGCCGAGACGCCACCCGAGAAGCCGCGCCCCTACCAAGTGACCGCGGCTGTCGATCGCGCTCGCCACGCCTTCCCGCCCGTCGGAGGCTTCGCGATCGATCTCGCCACGAAGGTGGTCCAGCGGAATCAGGCAACGGTCGACGACCGTCTCTCGGCCAGCATCAAGCAGAGCACCGGCGTCGACATCCGCCACGCTCATGCTCAACGGACCCGTGCTCGACGAGATGCACCGGGCGCAACGGGAGAACGTTGAACTGATCACGTCCATACCGGACCAATATTTCGACCGGCTCGAGGACACGATCGCAGAGAGCTGGCTGGCGGGAGAGCGCTGGGAGCAGCTCGGGGAACGGCTCGGCGACATCGCGGAGATCACCGAGAACCGAGCGGCGTTCATTGCGCGCGACCAGACCAGCAAGATGAACTGCCACTTCAACCGGGTTCGGCAGACGAGCCTCGGGATCAAGAAGGGAATCTGGCGGACCGCGGGCGACGGTGACGTGCGCGAGAGCCACGCCGAGATGGAAGGGATCGAATACGAGTGGGACGATCCACCGTTGGTCGAGGGCGTTCCGCTGCTTCCGGGCGAGGATTACAACTGCCGGTGCGACGGAGAGCCGCAGCTTGATCTCGACGACGACACGAGCGAGGACCTCGACGATCCGGACGAGGAAGAGAGCGACGAGGACGAAGAGGTAGCGGACGAGGACGGCTAGCGGTATCGCCCGTGTCGACGGAGATACCAATTGCAAACCCGTCGCCTCGACTCCCTGAGCGCATCAAATAGAAGTGGCGTCACCACGCCTGCAACGAAATAGAGCAGAACGGATCGAGCGCTCACTCGTCCTCCCCATCATCCGGCGGAAACTGAATCTGCTCCCGCATCAACTGCTCCCGCGCCCTATCTCGCGCATCGCCGCGCACGCGCTCGCCGCGTAGCACCTTGACGATCGTGCCGGGGTCGACGCGCGCCGCGCCCGCGATCCTGAGGAGCTTGCTGCGGGCGATGACTTCTCCCGGTTTCTTGGCCATCGCAGGAGAGCGTATCGAAGGCGCCCTCGCTCACTAAGATCTGCGGCCACCGAAGGTGACAGCAAACGGTCGCCGGTGACCGTTGCTAGCCGCATGAATCTGCGGTCAAACGCGCCGATCTCGTTAGGGAATCGGTTGGCGACGAGTACTTTCGAAATCGGAAAGTGCGTTGCCAAGCCACCGACCTCTACCCGCTTCCCTCCTCGCGCCAGGTTCTGGCCGACGGGGCACTTGCGGCGCCGGCTCGGATCGGGCGGACCGGGATTCAGGTCTATTCGGCGCGCGAGCTGGGGCTCGACGGCGGCGACAAGCCGGTGCGTCTCATGCGGACGGCCGAGGAGGTCGCCAAGGCCGTCTCGACGTTCGAGAGCAGAACGGTCACGGACGATCACCCACCGGTGGACGTCGACCCCCGCAACTGGAAGTCGCTGGCCACGGGGGACGTCAAGGACGTCCGCATGGACGGCGAGTTCATGGCGGCGACTGTCATCGTTCGGGACGGCACGGTGATCGACAAGGTCCGCGACGGGAAGGCGGAGCTGAGTTGCGGCTATGCCTTCGACCTCGACCTGACGCCGGGCGTGGATTCGAACGGGCAGAAGTTCGACGGCTATCAACGAAACATCAGCGGCAATCACGTCGCGATCGTGGATTACGGGCGTGCCGGTTCTCAGGTGCGCATTGCTGACCGGGACCCCAACAAACGGAGAGAGACCATGAAGGTTCGTATCGCCACCAAAGACCACAAGATCTCCGACAAGCTCACCGTCCCGGCCCACTCGGTCACCATCGATGCCGAGGACGCGGTCGTCACCGCCGTGCAGGACCTCGCCGATCGCCACGACCGGGCGATGAAGGACTGCAAGGACGCCTATGACTCGAAGAACGCCGAGGTCGCCCTGCACAAGGAGCGCGCTGACGCCGCCGAGAAGGCGATGGCCGCCATGGGCAAGGACAAGGACTCCGATGGCGACGACGACGAGGACATGGACGAGGACGCCTCGGACAAGAAGAAGACCGGGGACCGCCTCGCGCGCCGCGCGAAGAAGATCGCCGACAAGTTCGCGGCGAAGGACGCCGAGATCGCGCGTCTGACCGCGCTGACGACCCCGGCCGCCGAGGAGAAGCGAGCCGAGGAGCGCGCCAAGGTGATCGCCGACGCAAAGCCGCTGCTGGGCGAGGACTTCGACCCCAAGGGGAAGACGGTCCCGCAGATTCGGACCGCGGCCCTCGACGCCGCACTCAAGGACGAGGGGCTCAAGAAGGCCGTCACCGCCATGCTCGGTGGCATCGAGCCCGCGAAGGCCAAGGCCGAGGACGCCGCCAAGGCGTTCGACGCGGTGGTAGCGCTCGGGGCGCGGACCCAGGCGACCGACAGCCAGGATCTCGACCTCTCCCGGATGATCGTCGGTGGAGGATCGGGTGGCTCGGGCGGCGAGATCCAGTCGACCGTCAGCGCGCGGGACACCTACTACGCCCGCGAGGCCGAGATGAGCCGGCGTCCTCCCTCGGGGCGCAGCTACACGCGGGACGACGTAGCGCAGCGCGGATTCCAGGGCTGATTCAAGGGCCGGGCAACCTCACCAACACCTCTTTCGGAACGCACCCAGGAGAAAAGTCAAATGGCTCAAGCAACTCTGACGACCGTCGGTGGCGACCTCTTCACCGTCGGGAAGCCCGGACAGATCGCTGACCTCGTCGGTGCTCAGCGCGTCACCCGCCAGAACAGCCTCGCCACGCCGATCGACTTCGGCGTCGCTGCCTTTTGGGACACCGCGGATGCCGATGGAAGTTGCCGCGTGCAGACGGGCGCGAACGACTTCTTCGTCGGCCTGACCGTCGCCGAGCCGCTGATGGTGGCGTCGAGTGACGGCCTCGACACGGTCAACTATGCGCAGTTCCAGAACGTCCCGCTGCTCATCGACGGCACGATGTACGTGCAGGTCGCGGAGAACGTTCGCGCCCAGGACGAGGTCATGGCGATCCTAGCCGGCGGCGCCGGCAACTCCTCGCCCGGCGCCCTCGGCGGTCTCCAGGGCGGGGCGGCTTCGGCGTCGCGGCTGATCCTCCCCGGATCGGTCTGGCTGACGACCACCGCGAGCGGCGGCATCGGCAAGGTTCGAGTCAAGACGGCGGGCGCGGCGCGCACGGCGTAATCCACGAGATCCCCCTCACCTCCACAACACACACGGGAAAAAGAACATGCCAAGCGTCCAAGTGGTCCGAGTCACGGACGAGAAGACACAGCGCGAAACTGGAGTCGAGATCGGCGACTGCGGGAAGGGCTTCATCATCGCCGCCGACGGGGGGATCCACAACAAGTGCGGCCACCGCCATGTCGACCCGATTCGCTTCCAGACGATGCTCGACTCGTATCGCGGAATCGCGAACGACGTCGGGATCACGATCGAAAACGGGCAGCGTGCGTGGGCGAAGATGGGGCGAAGGTTCGAGTCCCGCGACGCGCAGGAAGCTCTGTTCTTCATGGTCTCGCAGCTCGCCTACACCGAGGCCGGCCTCTACGAGCGCGAGTACCAGCCCATGCAGTACAAGGACCTGATCCCGCAGGACTACTCCGCGGATCCGGCGAACGACGTCATCCGCTACGAGATCTACGACCAGGTCGGGCAGATGGACGACATCAACCCGGCGTCGGACGACATCCCGACGGCGGACGTGCTCTACGCTGACAAGACCTTCGGGGTTCACTCGGGAGCCATCGGCTACGATTACACGACTCAGGAGCTGCGGGCGACCGCGTTCCTGCGGCGCCCGCTGCCGGAGCGCAAGCTCCACGCCGCCCAGGACGCCTATGAGCGCTTCCTGAACGTGGTCGGTCTCACCGGCCGGGCCAAGAAGAACCTCACGGGCCTGCTCAACAACACCACGATCGTCCACGCCGTCAGCCCCTCGGGATTGGCCTGGAGCGGGACCTCTGGCATCACTCCCGCGATGATCGTCGCAGATTTCAACTTCGGCCTGAACGCAGTCTGGCAGGGATCGAAGCACACGGTCATCCCGAATACGGTCGCGATGCCGTCGTTTGCGTGGCAGTACATCAACAGCGTCCCCGCAGCGGGCACCTCGGGCACCTTCCAGCGCTCGATCCTGGACTACCTGATGGAGAACAACCTCTCCAAGGCCAAGGGCGTCCAACTCAACATCGTCCCCGTCTACGACGCGGATACAGTGGCCAACGGTGGTGTCGGTGCGGGCGCCGCGGGCGCCTCGCGGACGGTCTACTACCGCAAGAGCGACCAGGACCTGGTCCAGCACGTCCCGATGCCGCTGCGCTTCCTGGCGCCGGAGCTGCGCGGCCTGAAGGTCAAGGTCGCGGGAGAGGCGCGCTACTCGGGCGTCGAGGTCCGCCGGCCGCCGTCGTTCTACTACCAGGACGGGAACTAAGGGGAGGCTCTCGTCGGCGACATATTGGGGCCGGCGTCGCGAGGCGCCGGTTGACCAACGAACCACCCAGGAGATCACGATGCCCACGATCGAAAACCACGCCGAGCACGCCTTCCATCTTCCGCCGCAGAGTTCGCCGACCGTCGGCATCGACTCCTACGGAAAGCCGGTCAAAGACGGACCTCTGATGGCAACCCCTGCCATCTATCAGGATGCCCTGCTGTTCCCGCGTGCCGGAAAGGCGGACGACGACGGCAATCCCGTCCCGTCGCTCACCAACGTCACCGACGAGCAGCTCGCGCGCATGAAGGCGCATCCCGTGGCTCGGGGCTGGTTCAAGCCGGCCGGCGGCAGGCTGCAACTCCGCGTCGCCGAGAAGGCGGCCGAGGACTCCGCCCCGGAAGCCGACGTCACGGCGCTTGGCAGCGCGGGCGGCAACAAGGGGAAGCCCAAGGCGTAACGCCATGACCCCGCAGCAGTTCCTCGCTCTGTTCCCCGCGTTCGCGTCGACCGATGTCGGCGTGATCGCGGCGTACATCACTCGCCTCGCGCCGCAGTTCAACGTGGCGCGCTGGGACGACTGGTACAGCGAGGGACTCGCCTGCGCGGTCGCGCACATGATCGTCGTCGGCAACGCCGATGGATCGCTGCTCGAAGCGAACGACATCGTCAGCGACGAGACCGAGAACCGGAAGATCACGCGCGATCCGGTGCTATTGCTCAAGCAGTCGGTGGACTGGTGGAAGCGCAGTGTCTACGGCGAGCGCTACGTGTTCCTGCGCGACAACATGGTCGGCCGCGGGGCGCTGGTTCCGAGCGGGTTCCTGGGCTGCTTTGCGGGGTGCGTGTGATGGCGACCCAACTCAAGGACTTTCGAAACGCGCTGGCTGCAGTGGCGGGCGACAGCTTCCGATCCGAGACCAACGCCAAGATCGGGGTGGCGCTGGAAGGTCTCGCGCTGCGGGAGTTCAAGGAATCGCGCGACCCATACGGGAAGGACTGGAAGCCAGTCGGGCGTCTCAGCAAGCGTCTGAGCCGAGGTCGCTCGGGTCCACGTCGGCGCGGCGCGCCGCTCGTCAAGACCGGAGCCCTGCGCGCCAGCCACGTCAGCAGTGGGTCCGCCGACGGCGTGCGCATCGGGTTCGCCGACCCGGTGGCGATCTTCCATCAGAAGGGAACGCCCACCATCGACAAGCGGCAGATCCTGCCCGAGGCGACCACCGGTGGACTTCCGCCCGCGTGGCTCGCCGAGATCCAGCGCGTCCACGCCGCGTGCGTCCGGCGCCGACTGAGGGCCGCATGATCTGCGCAGTCTTCGCGATCGCCAAGCAAGCGATCGAGACGGTGCTGCGCGACAATAACGTCGTGCTCGCCAACCACGATCTCGGCGAAGAGAAGCTCGCGCCGAGCATGTCCTACCCGGGCGTCGTTTGGGTGCCCATGGGCGGCCCGGTGACGGCGGCCAAGCAGCTCGGCGCGGACTCCGCGATGCGCCGGGCTGCGGGGAAGCAAGCAACTGGCGTCCGAGAGATGGCCCAGCGCAACGTCTCGATCCGAGTCCACGTCTGGGACACCGACTTCACCGCGACCGAGACCCTGATGGGCCACTATGTCGCGGCGCTGCGCCAGGCGCTCACCGCGCACTCGTTCGAGGTGACGCATGAGGCGTGGGGGATCGGCCCGTCACCGACGACCAAGGAGCCGGTGCAGAACCTCAAGTCCGGCTCGCTTTGCATCCTGACGATCGAGATCCGGATGCCGTTCACGTTCGAGAAGAACGCGATCAGCGCGCCCCCGCACCATCCGACCATCGTGCCGACGATCCCGGCGGCAGCCTAGGAGACGACGTGGAATTCAACGACGAGAATCCTGCCGAGATCACCGAGACGGTCGAGCACTGGGCGCGCATCAAGGGAATGCTCCCGGAATTCACGGCTGGCCAGGTCGACCCCGGTCGCCTGAGGCGAGCGCCGAAGTCGCGCCCGCCGCAGATCCACAACCCGAAGTTCTGGGCCTTCGCGGCGGCGAAGAACTCCCTCA